AACTCTTTTCTTATTCATCTTTATCCATCCTGTTGGACTTATTTTATTTACATGGAAATAACGTAATAACGGTGGAATATTAGACTCGTATAATTCTATCTCATAATTCTTATATTCTAAATTAATACGAGTACGGACCTTTTCCGTTGTTTTCTTATTTGTAGGTCTATTTTTTCCTTTATCAACATCATCTAATCCTTCTGCCTCAATGTATTTAAACCATAAGTTCTTTAGACGGTTATATGCTATTATACTTTCAAATTCAAATTTTACGAATTTAAATTCGTTACCACCCGTAAATCCATATAATTTTTTGTGTTTTACAATTTCATATGATACTTGATGATATAACCCACCCATTCTTGGTTTTAATATCATATGCACCCATTCATCAACTACTTGTTTATTCCATTTATCATGTATTTTTACATAAAAGAATGGCTTGAAATTTTCTATATTTGCACATAATGTCTCCCCCTTTTCATTAACCCCAAATATGCGAATTATGAAAGTCTTATCTTCTATCATATCATCGCTATCAAATACATTGTAATCTAATAAACGGAAAGATAATTCATCACTATCCTTTTCCTTATTTTCTATATCAATTAAGTCTACCTTATCTGGTTTTTTCACTATTCTCATTTTTTTCTTTTTTTTATTGACATTATCTAACGTCTGTTTTATGTCTGTCATACTTTATCTAATTGTGTATTTTTTAAATGATTCAATCTATTCAATTTTACATTCAATCATTTCATGTTCGGGGGGGGGTTTTTAAAATTGACTTTTTTTTCGTCTTATGGATGGGTGTCTTTACCACATTTCCTTTTTCTTTTTTATTTTCTAACAAATACCCTCCTTTGTTAGATGTTTTACTTTTGGATGTTTTACTTTTGGATGTTTTACTTTTGGATGTTTTACTTTTGGATGTTTTATTGTTGGATGTTTTACTTTTGGATGTTTTATTGTTGGATGTTTTACTTTTGGATGTTTTATTGTTGGATGTTTTACTTTTGGATGTTTTACTTTTGGATGTTTTACTTTTGGATGTTTTATTTTTGGATGGTTCTTTTTTAGGTGTTGGAAATAACTCCTTTACCCAGTGAATGAAGCTTTCTCTGTTTCGTTCACCATTATAGTAAACCGGGTCTGTATCATTATTCATATATGCATATACAGTAGGGTAACCAGAAGGGCGAACACGATGTGTATTTAACATTTCTTGATAACGAGGTAGTTCATTGCTCTCAATATTTATTACTTTTGTATTTTTATTCATTTCGTCACTCGCATTAATCCATTCAGGATACATTGATTGACAGTGGTGGCACCAATCTGCATAAATCAAGACAACACAATTTCCATCGTGTGTATGATTATCATCTTCCCTGTTATCTATTGTATAACTCGGTTCATTATACAATTCTTCACTGTTAATCATTTTATATATATTAATTATATATAATATATATACACTAATTTAATGACTAAAGTACGTTTTGCATTTATACTGTTCTTAATTATTATATTTTTAATTGGTATTTTGATAATTTTGAACGCTGAACATGATATTAATCGACCCTTATATGAGCCTATTGCGAATTGTCCAAATATGCTGTTACAACGTGGAGATACATTATTAATGTACAATTCAAATCAACAATCTGACCCTATTATATTTCATAGTTTAGACGATTATATAGACTATCATAATAAGCAAAAACAACAAGGCAACGATTGCCCGATTTTATATTTACAGCAAGAATATGACATACAAAATAATAGCACATACCGTATAAGACCTAGTCCATTTGACCTTGATGGGGGTGTACCAAACCAACATATCAACAATTTATTCGTGACATTAGATAATTATGCAGATGCTAATATGGACAATAAACCTTTCAATGCTAACAATTATCCAGGATTCGACCCACAAGGGCTTTATGTTGGGGTTTATACTGAATTAGATGCTATACATCATTCCACTGAAAACGACCCTATTAGTGATAACTCAATGGACCCTAATTGGGGAGGTGTTACCCATACAAATAAATCGATCGAATCTGGAAAATATGAAGGCAACATTGTTACGCGCCCAGTTCTTTCTACACCTAAGAAGGCTTTCTATCCATCTTTACCAAGTAATTTTCAACCACCAATAGATGTGTTATAGTTGTAAAAAATTATTAATATTTTCAATACAATTCTTTCCCAATTTGCGTTTATTTCCATTTGTTTCAATCATTATGCCATGTAAAATAGTTGGGTCGGTGTTAATTTTATATACCATATCTGTGAACGATTCGAAATGTTTCAAAACGCATATTGCGGTATTACTACTAATACCGGGTATTTGAGATAGCATGATTTCCCCTATATTTTCTCTACAAATATTATCTTTTTTTACTTTCTTCACCACGTGTACATAGTTTTTTGCTTCCAAATTGTTTATTATCACGGCATTGTTATGATTTGCTTCTTCCACATCATTACAACTTGGTGTTTTTTTTTCTGTTTGTTGTCTGTCTAAATAGGATGATGTCATAAAATAAGGGACAATCTTTTTATCTATGTTTGTATGCATTTTATTTGCTAAACTTAATATCCATTCTGCACTTTCCGTTAATGATATGGTGCGAAACACACTAAAACCTTTGAACATTTGTAATGAAGCTATGGCAGAATAGACTATACGCTGTTCTTTTGAGGTGGATAACTGATGAAAACCTCCTTCTAGTAGATAAAATATAGAATGTAGCGGAACTCCACTTGAATGTATTAATCTATGCGATTGTTCTTTATATCGGTTGTCTTTAATAGATGCCATTAAATCAGGGAATGTTTTGCGTTCAATTACTACATCGTGTGATTCATTGTTATTTGTAATTATTATATCTCCTAATGTTAATTGTTCTTGTACAAGAGTTATATGCGAATAATTTAATGATGAATTTAATATATTTATACATTCATTATACAGGTCTCTTTCCCTAATATCTATAATTATCTTCATTATACTAAATAGAGTTGGTACTCTATTTATTACATTTTTTACTGTATTATTAAATTACACAATACAACTTATGTTCGTAAACCAATAGGTCTTGATTGTCTAACTGTACTAACTAAAGGCATATTTAAAGTTGCCTTTCTTTGGGAAGTTTTCTTCATATGAATTGACTCCCAAGAGGTTCTTCCTACTTGTTCTGGTAAACCAGCTTTCTTATTTCCACCACCTTGATTTTGGTTAGTGATAGAAGATAAGCTGCTTGTTGTTTTTGTTCCACTTAATACCATTATATACTAAACATATATATATATATTTATGACAATTTTGGTTTTTTTATTTTTTATTTTTCATTTTTTATCTTCAATGGTGTAATGTACGGGTTGTATACTATTCAACATAATGTCAGGTAAAAATTGATTTTTATTACATTCAATATTATTATCACTAACATCTAAGTTTAATTAAACGAATGGAAAAACTATGTCAAGACGATGATGTTACTTTAAAAAAAAATGAAAATGGGAACGACGTGTATTTATTTGACCCATATAACCCCCTAAATAAATTAATTACAGATACTGAAATTAAAACTATTTTGAAAACTTATGGTGTAGATACTACGATTTATAATTATAATTTATATAAACGAGCATTTGTCCATCAATCCTACACTAAGCGACCACATATTGAAAATAGCGAAAATAGCATTATTATTCAACAACAACCTACCAATTGTTTACCATTATATACAAAATCAAATGAACGTCTTGAGTTTATTGGGGATGGGATATTAGAGTGCATAACTAAATATTATTTATATAGACGATTCCCAAAGGAGAACGAGGGATTTATGACTGAAAAAAAAATCGCACTTGTTAAAAATGAATCTATTGGTAAAATGGCTTATGAAATGGGTTTACATAAATGGTATATTATTTCTAAACATGCTGAGACAAAACAAATTAGAACTAATCTAAAAAAGTTAGGTTGTTTATTTGAATCATTCATAGGTGCCATGTTCTTAGACTTTAATAAGTTATCAATAAAAGATGATGATAATTGGTTTTCAGACCTATTTATTACAGGTCCTGGATTTCAAATGGTACAGGTATTCATTGAAAAGGTATTTGATAAACACGTTGATTGGATTGAACTCATACGTAATGATGATAATTATAAAAATATTTTACAAGTTAAAATTCAAAAAGAGTTTAAGATTACACCTGATTATTTAGAAGTAGAACATCATGATGTTGATAATGGCTACCATATGGGAGTATATCTATGTTTAGGAACCCCTATACACAAAAAATCTCATCATGATTCCATTCCACTTTCTGATTTTAATAGCTATCAAGATATACATTTACACATGTCAAAACATAATTCTATCTTTGTCTTCTTAGGTGATGGTATTCATAAAATTAAAAAAAAAGCTGAACAAATTGCCTGCGAGGATGCAATTAGAAAACTACGAAGATTCTAAATTACATTGTGAATATTTGTAAATGCCATTGGTTTGTTTAGTTACTCATATTATAGTTTCAGTGAATAATCAATAATATGAAATCTAATGTTTCTATTTATGTCACAGTCATTTCTTTCTTTATTGTATTTTTATTTTTATTTCTTTGGTATTATGAACAAGATATTCCAGTGGCTATGTCACAACAACATAAAGAACAATTGAAACAACAAGGCGTATGTCTTGTTTCTAATGTTTTTACCATGGAAGAAATACAAAAGTTGCATTCATATGTAAATACAAAATCATATAAACAACTAAAAAATGAATTGATGAATCATACCAAACTTCTAAATAATATCCGTAAATGTACATACAATAGTGATTATGTTCTACAGGATTACATGTGGGTTATTGAAAAATCTTTTGTACATACATGTCATCGAGACAACAATGGCGACATGTTCAATGATGGACAACTTTTTCCATCATACACTATGATAATATATTTAGAAAATATGAACAAATGTCTACATATTTACCCAGAAAGTCATAATACAAAGTATGGTATATTTGATCCGATGATAACCCCTATACAAACCGTTTATTGTAAAAAAGGCGATGTAATATTATTCAATGCTAATCTAATTCATAGTGGAACTTTCTCTAAAAATGAAAACAATATTCGTATTCAAATGAAAGTTACCCATCCAAAAGATAGGCAACTCATTGGTTATTATGAGGACTTTCAAAAGGTCATTTCTCAAGAAAACACTATTCCAAGACCGATTCGTAAATTACAACATCATATGAGCTGTTTATTTCCTGGTATTTCAGATACAACACAAGACAAAAATATACAATCATCACGAGGTACTTCCCAAAATGCGATTGTGTCTCCTGAACAAAGAGCTTTCTCCTTTTTCTTTTATGGAGATACAAATTATTTTGATTTACCAAATGAATACTAATGTGATGAAATATTTTGCTTTTTTTGTAGACATATTGTATATTAATGGATAATATAGAACAATTGTTCCATCTACAACGAAACCCTCCCATAAAACGAAAAACATTCACATATAGACTTGAATCAAACAAATCATACGATGATGAAGATATAAAATCTACGGAAGATCAAAATAAAAATGTGTATATGAAGAAATCCGTTAAATATAATCAAGTAGACCGTTCTACCTTATTAAATAAAATTAATAAACGAAAGGCAGGTATAGTGCAGCATCAAAGCCATATTCAAGTTGAACCTACTATTGAACCTACTATTGAATCCACAATTGAACCTACTATTGAATCCACAATTGAACCTACTATTGAATCCACAATTGAACCTACTATTGAATCCACTGTTGAATCCACTGTTGAACCCACTATTGAACCCACTGTTGAACCCACTGGTGAACCCACTATTGAACCCACTGTTGAACCCACTGTTGAACCCACTGTTGAACCCACTGTTGAACCAGAAGATACACTTATTGTTACCAAAAAAAAAGATGAATCAGCTGTTATAGAAGGGACATATGATACATACATTGAACCTGATATTGAAGATGAAAACACCCAACAACCAGTATTAACAACCAAATCTCAGCAATTAAATAAACATCAATTGGTAACAGAATTAATCGATGAACACGCTTCAAGAAATATAAATACTAATGACGTTAATAATGTTGAAACTTCCATACCGATTAATAATGTACATATACAAGGTGCTCCGGTATCATCACGCATTCCACAACAAATGGAAAAAATAGATATACCTTTGTCTCCATATTACTTAGATAACCGTAAACTATTTATTTCAAAACTGACCCCTTTGTTCAGTAAATATCGTGAAGAAATTATTAATTCCAAAGATAGCATTTCTTGTTCAACTAATAAGGAAACCATAAATTTTGACTTACTCACCCATCAAAAAGTTGTACGAGAATATTTGAATTTGTATAGCCCTTATCGTGGTCTATTGTTATTTCATGGATTAGGTAGTGGTAAAACGTGTACTTCTATTGCAATAGCAGAAGGTATGAAATCTGTCAAACAAGTTATTGTTATGACCCCGGCATCTTTAAATCAAAACTTCTATTCTGAATTAAAAAAATGTGGTGACGATATGTATAAGGTCGAACAACATTGGGACTTTGTTAGTTCATATGAATTACATAATGTGAATGCACCCATTAATCAAGATGCGTCCACACATACCGTACATATGATGGACTATGATGAATTACGTTCTATAGCACAGTCTTTATCTATCCCGTTTGACTTTGTAAAGTCAAATAAGGGACTATGGTTAATGGACATTAATAACGAAAATTATAATTATAAGTTATTTTCAAGAGACCAACAAAATCATTTGGAGCAACAATTAGACCATATGATACGTAACAAATATAAATCAATTAATTATAATGGCCTTACCGAACGAATATTCAATAGAACAATTGATGAATTACATAGAAATGATACTAATTCTAATTCTAATTCTAATTCTAAATCTAATTCCAGCCGCATTACAGGTTCTAATAAAAATCCTTTTGATAATAAGGTTGTCATAGTAGATGAGGTTCATAACTTTGTTAGTCGAATTGTAAATAAATTAAAACAACCTAAATCGATTTCTTACCGATTGTATGACTATCTTATGTCAGCACAGAATGTCCGTATTGTTTTCTTATCTGGAACCCCTATTATTAACTACCCAAATGAAATTAGTATTCTATTCAATATGTTACGTGGTTACATTCATACTTGGGAAATACCATTAAAATCGACCAGTACAAAAAAACTAACAACAGCCACTATATTAAACTTATTTGATAAAAATAATATGGTGCTTCATGATTTTGTTGAGTACTCCAGAAATGTATTGAAAATTACAAGGAACCCATTCGGGTTTATCAATACATATAAGAAACCGTCATCTTCATCCACTCAAAAAAATAAGGGACAGGATAAAAATAAAACCAGAAAAATCAATACGAGTACTAATGGTGGATATGCTAACAGCAAGGTATTTCAATCGTATAGTGGTGTTAAATACGATGAACAAGGTAATGTAACAAATGATACATTTTTAAGTAACGTTGTTGGTATTTTACAACAAAATGGTATTTCTGTTTCCGAGCAAATGATTACGTTACATAAATATAAGTCATTGCCTCATTCTCAAAAAGAATTTAACGAGCTATTTGTCAATATGAATGAATACGGATTACAAAACAAACATTTATTTCAACGACGCATCATAGGAATGACTTCTTATTTCAAAAGTGCACAAGAAGGATTATTGCCTTCACTTATTCTCACCGAAAATAATACACCATATCACAAAGTATATTGTCCAATGAGTGCTCATCAATATAACATATATGAAAGAATACGTAATGAAGAAGCAGAACAGGATAAAAAGCGTAGAATACGTAAAAGTAAACAAGAAGACGCAGAACTGTTTGAAGCTTCGGGAACATATCGCATATTTTCTCGGGCAGCGTGTAATTTTACATTCCCAGTTGATATCCAAAGACCAATGCCAACACTAAATGATGGGGTAGCATTAAATGAAAATATGTTAGATAATACCCGCCCTTCTGTAGTTCAAGAGACTAATATGTTTGGTTCAATGGATATTGGAGAAATACAAGATAATAATTCTGTAATCGAGCCAGAATCGTATGCACTCCGCATTGAACGTTCACTCGAATTATTAAATCAAACTGACCCTGTAACTAATACAAGTAAATACCTACACATGAGTAAAATAGAATCCCTCAGCACTAAATTTTATAAGTTGCTTAATATATTACTTGACCCACATCACGTTGGATTACACTTAATTTATAGTAATTTCAGAACACTCGAAGGTATCGGTATAATTAAATTAGTATTGCTTGCTAACGGATTTACCGAGTTTAAAATAAAGAAAGCACAAAACGAATGGATTATTGATACTCCTGAAGAAGATGTAGGTAAACCACGATTTGTATTATATACAGGTACAGAAACCACAGAAGAAAAGGAGATTATTCGTAATGTATATAATGGTTCTTGGGATATGGTTCCCTCATCTATCGCTACTTCTTTACGTAAGCAGCACGAAAACAATATATACGGTGAAATAATTAAAATATTTATGATCACTGCCTCTGGTGCTGAAGGTATAAACTTACGCAATACTCGTTATGTACATATTGTAGAACCTTATTGGCATAATGTTAGATTAGACCAAGTAATAGGTCGCGCAAGGCGCATATGTAGCCATCAAGATTTACCTCTTGAACACAGAAACGTACAAACATTTTTATACATATCTACACTCAGTGAAGAACAGCGAACATCAAAAGATACAATTGGATTACGTATACGCGACAGAAGTAGGTTTGACGATGATGTCCCTGTTACTACAGATGAAGCATTGTTTGAAGCAGCTTCCTTAAAACAAACCATTAATAACGATATTTTGAATGCAATTAAAGAGACTGCCGTTGATTGTCAGGTTTATTCAACCTTATCAAAGAATAAAGATTCAGTTATATGTTATGGATATGGAAAAGTTGAATCAAACGCTTTTGGTTATTATCCTTCTTTTGATACTGATGCTCGTGAAAAAAAAATAACACAAGAGAAAGTTATTGAAGTTGATTATAAAAAAGTGACTCTTAATAATGAACAATTTATGTGGAATGAAGAAACCAGTGAAATTTATAAATTAGACCATTTTAATGATGTGAAAAATAATCCAAGTATCCCATTACAACCGTTTGGACGATTACTACGCAAAGAAAATCAATATGTCATCGAAAAAATGTAGTAAGATACTTGTGGATAACTTTGTATCATTCAATATGTATTACTTATTCAGTATACATATTGTATTACACCTTTGAACATTTTTTTACCTGTTTTTTGAAAAATTACCTTTTCGTCACACGTAATGGTAAAGAATAGGTGGAAAAAAGTTACACCATTATACGTGAAACTTCATCTGTTGATTTTACACGTTTTTACATATTCAAGAGTGTAACAAACCTGGAAATAAAGTGTCACAACTGCCTTCCTATACTTCAAATATCTTATGGTAATTGTATGACTATTTTGTGTTTTTTTTATGTTTACCCCATCATAATATCATTTTTTGTAAAAAAAACACAAGAATTGTATAAATCATATGGTAAATTTTGTGTTTTTGTTTACCTCCCATATTATCCATTTATTATAAAAAAAACACAAGAATTGTATGAATCATATGGTAAATTTTGTGTTTTTTTGCTTTTTTACCCCTCCATATTATCCATTTTTTGTAAAAAAACACAAGAATTGTATAAATCATATGGTAAATTTCGTGTTTTTTTGCATTTTTGACCTCCCATATTATCCATTTATTATAAAAAAAACACAAGAATTGTATAAATCATATGGTAAATTTTGTGTTTTTTTGCTTTTTTACCCCCAATATTATCTATTTTTTGTAAAAAAAACACAAAAATTGTATAAATCATATGGTAAATTTTGTGTTTTTTTGCTTTTTTACCTCCGATATTATCCATTTATTGTAAAAAAAAAACAGAATATACAATATTTATAGGGTACAAAAAAAAACCGTGTTTTTGGGTTTTTTGACCATCTATTATTCGACATATTCATAAAAAATATACAAGATTTGTATAAAACGTATAGTAAAATCTCATTTTTTTCACAAAAAAGTTAAAAAAAATGAAAACCCATTTCAACTTTTTCAAAAATGGACATTTTCAAAATGTCAAAAAAAAAAAAACTCAAAAAAGTTTTAGAAAAAAAAAGTTGTTTTTTTCCATTTTTCAGTTTCAGAGCATTCTGCTGTCATTGTAAAAATAACTAAAAATATTTGACTGCGTAATTTTTTTTGTGAAATTTTTATGATAATATTTTTGGAACATTTTTATGTAACCCTAATTTAGGAAAAAATGGTTACAAAAAATGTTCCAAAAAATAATAAAAACTTTTATTGCGAAGAGTGTGACTATAAATGCTCTAAAAAGAGTGTATATAACAAACATTTAATGACACTGAAACATAAAAAACGAACCAATGGTTACAAAAAATGTTCCACACCATTTAAATGTGATTGTGGGACAATATTTAAATATAGACAAGGGTTGTATCGTCATAAATTGATATGTTCAGAAAATGTTCCAACAGATATAAATAATGAAAGTGTCCCTAATATGATAAATTCTTTATTAAAAGATAACATAGAATTCAAAGAAACTATCATTAAAAATGATAGAGATAGAAATAAACTACATAAGAAGTCATTATGCCAACAAGAAGCAATATTTAAACTTCAAAATGAATTAATAGAAATTGTAAAAGCACACCCTACAGTTGTAAATAATACAAATGTTACAAATTATAATAACCAACGGTTCAATTTAAATATATTTTTAAATGAGCAATGTAAAGATGCAATGAATATATCAGAATTTATAAATTCACTGGAATTAGAACCATATGACATAGCAGAAACAGGACGATTAGGGTATGTAGAAGGTATTTCGAGAATAGTCGTTAATAGGTTGAACCAGATGGATGTATATAATCGACCTTTGCATTGTACAGATTTAAAACGTGAGACAATTTATATTAAAGATGATGACAAATGGGATAAAGACAACGACAGAAAAGATAAGTTAAACAACATAGTGAAGAAGGTAGCAGAAAGAAACTATGAACAGTTACCAGTATGGCAACAACAACACCCAGAACACGCCATTACTGACACTCCTGCGTGTGAAATGTTTATGGACATTGTATGTAATTCATTGGGAGGGTGTAGTGGCACAGAGACGAATAAATTTACCTCTCGTATTATGCGGAACATAATAAAAGAAATAACCATTGATAAATATGAAACTTAGAATAGTAAATCGTATATTCAATGTGGATGCTTGTATAACCACATTGAAAAAATAACATATCGGTACATTGTGACTGAGTATTTGATGAAATTACAACCCTTTTCTATATTCGACTACATATGGATTGCTTGACAAATTATTAAAAATTTCTGGATTACTTCTATCAAGTTGGACATTTGAAGGTAGATCTTTTGAAACATTTGAATTTTCACCATGTAAGTCAACAGTAGGAGACTGGTAAGGCATGTTTCCGGTAACTGAGCGATTTATCTTTAACATATCATCTCTGTTACGATTGCGTATATTTACATCACTATTTAAAAGAGACATATTACCTTTTACCATGTAACCGTCAATTGTGCTTGACTTAATATCGTTGTTTCGTTGATTATATCCAGAATCATAAGAGGTTGATTTACGTGTATGTTCTCCGGCACTAGCCGCGCCAATGTACATATAATCCCCTGTTTCTTGACGAATAGTATTTGTAGGTTGAACTTGACTTACTTTGTAACCACCACCATTTTGATTTGCATTAACATTCAAATGAAATTTTGAATTCTCAGTAGTTTCACGGATAGTATGTGAAGGTTTGTCATTAGGATTGAAAACATAACTTTCAGGGACAGAAGAACCTGGGTTTTGATAGGGTC